TGCCGAAGAAGTATCGGGAATGCCCGGACTGGCGGCAAAATATGAAGATGGCGGCTACGGATTTGATTACCGTATGGGATAGATTTTGTTTGGACCTACTACGCTCCAGTGGTGGTTGTGGTGGTCTTCAGCTGCTGGATAATGAAACCAGTCTGTTCTCTGCGCTTGCTGTCCTCGAGCTGAATCTGCAAGTCCTGCTGCCAGTGGTTGTTGAGAACATCAACGATGCGCTGGGTGTTGTCCTTGCCCGAGTTCTTCAAGTCGCAAACGACCGTCTGGATGAGGTTGCCGAGGTTACTGAAACCTCGCTCCAGCCCAGTATTGGTGTAGCAGAACCCCTGCTGCATTGCGTTGATGATGTCCTTCTGCCCCAGCTGGTTCTCGTAGCCCATACGGTTGATGTTCTGCTGGGTGGTGCAGCAACAGTCCTTCAACTGCTGGATGATGTTGAGGTTTCCGAGGTTCGCTGCGTTGATTACTCGCTCTGCGCTGAAACCAACCTTGCCGCCTACATCTTGGATTGCTGCCTGGATGCCGCAAACGGAAGACTGCAACGCATTGAAGTCGCAATTCAAGTTAGCCGCCAAAGTCTTCAAGTCCTGGTTGTTGCCCTGGATTGCTCCCATCAACAAGTCGCTGTTGTGGTTGTCGCTCATCTGATTGCGAAGGCTGTCAATCTGAGACTGGATTTCGGCACGCTGTACGTTGCCGTTCTGTCCGTTCCAGCCATCACCGTACATGAATCTGAACATTCCCAACATCATCATGTAGGCGAATGGGTTGTTCCAACCTCCACCCATACCACCGTTCATTGCTGCCAGCATAGTCGCTGGATCATTGTCTCTACCTCTAGCGAGCAAGGCTGCTGCTAGGTTGTCATTGCCACCGTCCCCAGTGCAATAAACTTTCTCGATTGTGTCTGCCATAAAATTTTGAGTTAATTATGTCGTGGAAGCCAAATATTGGAATCCGCTGCAAAGTTACTCTGATTTTTGGCTCGCTCCAAAAAGTTAGTGCAGGGGTATTTATCGAATTGTTGTCAAAGAACGCTTTTGGTTATTTTCTTTTTGTTTCTTGATTAAACACAAATCGGCTCAACGTCCTTGTTTAGAAGGGTCGCTTGTGCCGTGGCAAGTCGATAAACTCGAGACGTGCTGATATAAGTGTAAGCCATCTTACAAAGATGTCTCACTGCTGGAACGGTGCGGTTTAATACGGTCGCAGTGGTCGTTATGCTGAATCCTGCGTGTATCATCTGCTCAACGACCATACATCGTGTCATGACGAGGTTTTCGGTTCTCGACTTGCCGAGAACGTCTTCTCTCGTAATGCTCAACTCTCCGTTCGGCAGTTCAATAGCGCAACACTTGATTACGTTGTCTATAACTCGCCATAGTTCTTTCTCCTTGTCATTCATAATAAAATGTTTTAATCGTTCCCTAACATCGAATCAATCATGCCATCAATGGCTTCATCGGTCATGCTCTTCTTAATAGAAGGATCTGCGCCAATTGACTTCATCATCATAGCTACCCAGGGGTTGTCACTCTCCAGCGTGGATTGTATCTGCTCCTTGTATGCTTCATGAAGTTCGCCCGATTCCTTGAAATCCAAAAGAACCGTGCGCAAGGCTTTTACAGCGTAGTTATCCATCAGCAAGGGGTTGTCCCTTGCCGATGATAATTTAGTAAGAAGCACAGCCAGTGCTTCATGTAATTGTTTCTTATTCTTATTCATATATCTATTTTTTTAGTTTCTAAACTCAGCGACTTAGAGTTCCATCTAATTCAGATAACCTAATTCTTTGCATATTGCATATAACATTGTCCCTAAAGCCACATTTGAAGCTGGTTTCAAGTGTGTTCCATCATACAACAATGATGTAGGGCAATCACCTGCAGCCATCTTTGACAAATCATCCTCTGTAGGGGTTATACCTGCGTCATATATCATGTTTGTACACATGTACTCCCTTATGTTGAAGAACTTATTTCCAAAAGCTTTTCTCATTAAAGATTCATAGGCTTCACCGTTAGTTTTACCTATTTTATGTAGTCCTATAACAACAAACTTTTTATTGGAAACTTTATTAGCAGCCATAACTTGCTTATCAACTAATGTCTGCCAATCAGAATAAGTCCCATCATTTGCTCCCATCCATACAATAGTTATTTCTGATTTGCCCATTTCTTTTCCTGTATTGAAATAAACTGGTGTATTAGCAGGGATAGTTATGTTCCGAGTTCCTACAGAATTTCTTTTTATATACCATTTTCCTTTTCCATACGCTGAATCTTGGATATAAGACATCGTGCATTCTATTCCATTTATATAGCATGGATTTACAACTCGTTCTTTTTGCTCCAGGTCATTTTCTGCACCTTGCAATAGCAAGTTTACTTTCGTGTCATAAGATTGAGTTTTAATAAACAGATTATTATTTTCAGTATCTGCTACAAGGGTAGCCGAACCGTCAGCATTAAGAATCCAATCTGTCTGAAATTTGACACAATCAGAACCTTGTCTAACCATGATTGATGCACTTGATTCTCCTCCAACTCCCCAATTACGAACAACATATGTATTACCCAATAATTCCTGCAAGGTACTTTCGTACCATCCAAATCTTGTAGCCCCCATTGTCAATGAATCTCCCAAGCAATCCACAAACTTTGTCTCAGTTTTGCCTTGTGCCTGTTTGATGCTTTCATCAATATATTTTTTAGAATCAGCTATCTTATACAACAATAAATCATTATTGTCAGCAGAAACAGATGTTGTAACAATATAAGTAACACCTTCTGGAATAATAATGTATTTGTCAAGAGTAGCTTGCCTTCCTCCACTGTAAACTTCGCCTAAAACTTCACGCATGAGCACAATACTAACCAAAGTACTGCTTGATAAATCTGATGAGGAGTAAAACGCATAGATTGCCATATTCTGCACACCTCTATTTGCTCCTATCAACTTATATGATTCTCCTGCTTTGACAGAATACTTTCGTAAAGTATATAAAGAGTTAGAATTAGTATCTCCGTTTTCTGATATAAATTGATTGCTGACTACCTCTGATGGAGTTAAAGACTGAGGTATAGCTAAAGGGGTCAATGAATCTCCCAAGCAATCCACAAACTTTGTCTCAGTTTTGCCTTGTGCCTGTTTGATGCTTTCATCAATATATTTTTTAGAATCAGCTATCTTATACAACAATAAATCATTATTGTCAGCAGAAACAGATGTTGTAACAATATAAGTAACACCTTCTGGAATAATAATGTATTTGTCAAGAGTAGCTTGCCTTCCTCCACTGTAAACTTCGCCTAAAACTTCACGCATGAGCACAATACTAACCAAAGTACTGCTTGATAAATCTGATGAGGAGTAAAACGCATAGATTGCCATATTCTGCACACCTCTATTTGCTCCTATCAACTTATATGATTCTCCTGCTTTGACAGAATACTTTCGTAAAGTATATAAAGAGTTAGAATTAGTATCTCCGTTTTCTGATATAAATTGATTGCTGACTACCTCTGATGGAGTTAAAGACTGAGGTATAGCTAAAGGGGTCAATGAATCTGTTAAGTCACTGAGTTTAGAATCATGTTGCTCTGCAAGCTCCGCAAGACCAGCGAGAGCACCTCCTACCCTCTCGGCTGTGTTCTCGCCAACCTGCGTAGCGTTCTTGACCGCTGCCGCCTGCTGCTTAATTTCGTTTATTGTTGCCATATATTAATCTCCTATTGCGTGAATGTGTGCCCTCGTTCCTCGCTGTGCCTTCACTTCCCCTTTCGTGGTGAATGCCTTGAGGTATTCGAGAGCATCTGATAAATATCTTTCCGCCATATCCATGATGTCGTTGTACTGCTTGTTGCTCGAAACGTCTTGAACATGGTCTGAATAATCGTCTCTGTGGCGCATTCCACCTGCTCGGCTTATAATTGTGCCATCGGCACGAAAAAGTCTCGCATACGTGAAATAAGCGAGTGCCTTGCGTATTCCGCTGGTGTACTTCTGCACCTTGGTTTCGTCTTGACTGCAATCGCCTTCCTTCTTTGTGGTGTATTCGCCACCGTCCAGGAAGACCGCAGGCTGGAAATCGGGCAATACAGAATCGCCCCACTCTCCCTGCTCGGTCGCTGCCTTGAACCGCTCCCACCCGATGGCTGGTATGATGTTCGCATCTTCGCATTCACGAATGTATGCGTTAACATCATCCTCATCTAGGTGTGCGCTGGTCGGTCGTGCCAGTTCTCGGAACTGATCAACCGTGATAAGTTGTTTTCTTTGTTCTCCCATAGGCTCAATCAATTAGTCTATCGTGTTGTTCCCTGCCACCTCGCTGCTGATATACTTTAGCGGCTGTAGCTTGGGGTCTAGGTTCTGAATGGCTGGGTCGTGCCAATTCTCGAAAATCTTCTTGAAGGCTCGCTTGATGAAACGCTGCTCGGTTGTCACTTCGCCTGCATAGTATTCGTAAGCATCCTGCATCACTTGTCCGCTGAATCCCAGCTTGCCAATACGGATGGAGTAGAAGAGTTCTTGATGGAACTGTGCGTAGATGCGTTCAATAACGCTGCTGTCGGTCACGCTGAACTCCTTGTCGAAGTTCTTCGTAGGGAAAGCCACAACCTTTGGTTCGTCTTCCTCGTTCTCCACCTCTACAGCAAGAATCTTCGCTGTGTTCTCGTCCCCTTGGAACTGCAAAAGGTCTTCATCGGAAATCATCTGTCCGCTCTCCACCTCTTCGCCTTCCTCGTTGAACTTTGGAACGCCTTTTTTTGTTACAAGCATACACGATACTAAGAAGTTGTTGCGGACGTTTCGCATCTTGACGTTGCCCAGTCCCTCATCGGTCGAAATCTCCGTGATGGCTGAATCGTAGCTGGCTGTAGGATAAATAAACTGTCCGTCTAGGCTCTGCCACAGAACCTGCCCCTTGTAGCTGTCGATGCCTCCTGCGTTCTCAATCTGTTCAAGAACGAAGTCGGGGTCGGGGTTGAATACGTTGATGCGCTCGATAGTCTTGTCGTTCACCATCAACCGCTTTCCGTTCCTCGTTTTCTTCTGCTCCCAGTCGGGATGCAGCAAGACGTGCGCCACGCTCCCCTTGTCGTCCGTCTCTTCAAGGCGGCAATTCTCAAAGGGTACGTGGCTCACGCTCGACACCTGCCCTAGAACGTTGTAGTTTACATGAAGGGCAAAGCCTCCAAAGCGTGCGAGGTCTTGCGCTACGTTTCGAAGCAAATCGTCTGCCGTGTCCCCTTGCTGGTTCATCGCCAACGCTGCTAGAATGTCGCTATCAAAGCCGTAGCCCTCAATGAATCGGGCGTATCGGTTAAGGCACAGCATTGCCGTACCGCTGGCTTCCGTGATGCGTGCGAGGTTCTGCGGATAAAGATTATCATATCCGTATGCCTGCATCTTGAATCGGCTGACGTAGCCAATATCAACCCTTCGCTTTGGCTTCTTAACTGTCTTAACGTTCATACTGCTTGTGTCGTTTTACTTGTTGTTTTGTTACTCTTCCTTGCCTGCTTTCTCGGCTTGGTCGATGTCTTTCTTCTTGTCGCTGCCTGCTGCTTTTTCGGCAGGATCTTTCCCTGCGGTATCATCTGCACCGCTGTCGCTGTCTGCTGGCGGCTGCTTGTTCTCGATGAGTTCATCACTGGGTATCTTCTGAAAGTAGCTTTCCATGTGTGGGTACTTCGTCAGATATTCATGCGCTACCTTGTCGGTCAGGTTCTCGTTAGTGAAAATCTTACCATGGTAGAAATCCGGGCAGGAAATGATAAAACCTGCCTTCATTGCGTAATTACATGTTTTTGGCATTGCCTTTTCTTTTTTGAGTTTTAGATATATTTCTATCAGAGCATCGTGGTAACACTGCTGGCAGGTTGTCGGGACAAACCGCTTGTGCGTTACCTCAAAATAGAGAGTTTCAATAACTGCCTTGTCGGTTGCATCAAAGGGACTGTCGAAACGTGCCTTCAACTCCCAGACCTTGGCTGTTGCTTCCTTGTATGTCATAGGCTACTCTGATGCTTCCGTCAGAAGGCTCTTATACTTGGCTGCTGTGGTCTCGCTGTCTGTGTCGAAGAAGAAATAAGCTGCCTTCGGTACGCTCTCCTCTTCCAGCGTGATAAGCCAGCCACCCTCGGTGTCGTCTGAGTACTTGTCGTTCTCGCCTGCACTTGCCTTCAGTGCCTGCGCATATCCGAACACCTGATACTCTGCCTTTCCGTCCGCTCCCTTAGAGAGGTTGCGAAGGATGATAACGAACTTTCCATTCGCCAGTCCGTCAATGATATTGGCGCAAACGTCAGGTGTGTTAGCCAATACCACGACTGCTACGGTGTTCTTCCAGCTGTTGCGATACGTGCCAACGGTCAGCTCGGTCTTGGTTCCAGTGAATGGCTTGCTGCCTTCCTGCCGGATAGCGTATGCTTTCTTGCCAGTCTTCAAAACTAATGTCTTAATTGTATTGCCCGCTACAACGGACTTGGTGAAGTCGATGTCGTCTCGGTTGATGATAAGTCCATCGCCCTCCAGTCCCTTCGTTACCTGGTCTTCGCAAGGGATTATGATGTCCTGGGCGATAAGGCTCTCGCAAGTTGTTGCCATATTAATTCGTTTTAAATTGTTATATCCCCAACACCGTTTTGTGGGTGTTGAGGATTGTCAAAATAACTTAATACTAAACTGAAAATTTGAAGCGATTAGTAAGCTGCATGGATCATGTCCTCTTCGAGGAGAGCCGTGCCAATCTTACCGGTAGCATAGAGATAGTTTCTGCGCTCCTTCTTGTCGAACCAGATGTCGAGGTCGCTGATGAGATTGTCTGCGTCTGTACCAATCATAAGGTGCTTAGGATTGCAGAATACCGCACGGTGTGGAAGGTTGATTGTAGCCTCGCCCTTCTCGTATGCCTTAATCATTCTGTCCCAGATGCCGACACGTGCAATCTTCACTCCGTTGTAGGTCGCTACTTCGAATCCATCGAACAACTTCTCCCATGGCATAATGTCGTGGTAGGTCTTCTTGAGGTCGTAGGTCAATGCGTCAGCAAGCGAGCGTGTCATGAGCAATACGGCATCGCTATCGTCTACGATACGTGTGTCTGCATCCATCAGGATGGTGTCTACAAGTGTAGTAGCCGCACCACTCTTGCGCAATTCAGAAATCTGCTCTGCTGCCGTAGCCTTACTGTTGGCTGCGATGGCGGTATGGTTCTTTGTCGCTGTGGCTGTAAAGATGCGCTTGAAGAGACCATCGCATACATTGAAATTACTGACATCTAAGCCTGCTGTCAGCTTGCCGCCACCTCCACCTGACAATGCTGCCTCCTTGTCACCAAGCCAGCCGAAACGCCAAATCATCTGCTCCATGGCTCGCTGGAGTGCATCTGCATAGATTGCCATAAAGTCGGTGCTGGTGAGGTCGCCAATGGCTGTACCAGTCTTCAGTGAATACTCTCCGATGGTTCCCTTTATTGCCTCGTAGCAAATCTTGACTGGGATTTCCCACTGTCCGAATTCCCAACGCTTCTGAGAGTTTGCGATACCCTTCTCCTCATAGGTAGGGTCGCAACCGCCACCCTTCTTACCGACCATTTCCATCTCTCCGAGAAGAGCGATAGGGTCTTTCTCTTTGACCTTCTGAATGTTCACGAATGAAGAGAAGTCTTCATCGTTGTAGAAGGTTTCCTGCACGGCATCCTTGATGCTTGCGAGGTTTTCTGGCTCGAGTGTAAGGTTCTCAAGCTGCTGTTTTGTAAATCCTGCCATTATTTTCTTTTGATTTAATGGGTTAATACTTTGTTACTTCTTGCCCTTTTTGTGGAGCTTTGCAAGTCTCTCCTTGATAGCGTTCTTGCCTTCCTCGACAGCGTTCACGTTGTCGCCTGCGCCCTTGCCGCTTGGCTGTCGCTGCGCTGGCTGGTAGTGGCTGCTGTAGCCTGCCAACACCTTCTCAGCACCGCCTGCCATCTTCACGGCATTCAGGATGCGCATGTCTTCCTTGCTCTTTGCGAGTTTCTGTGCGCCTGCCAGCTGCGCCTTGGTTTCGTTCAACTGCTGTTTGAGTGCTGCTACCTGCTGCTTCAACTTGGCTACAGTGTCGTTGTCGGTGCTTGATGCGCTGCCGCCTTCACCGCCTTCACCGCCCTCATTGTCGTTGTCGGTGTTGTCTGCGGTCTGAATGTCGGTAATTACACCGTCCTCGACAACAATTGTCTTACCGTCCGGCATTTCAAACGTTCCGTCCGGACTTGCCTTGTCGCCAACTTGTGGATCTCCCTCTTCACGCTCAACGGTCAGTGTCTGTCCGTCTGCTGTGTTGAGTTCCATCGCCTTTGGCTCTGCCTTGGCTTGCGGCTCTTCCACCGCCTGCTCTGCTTCCTCCAGTGTCTTCACGCCCAACTTGGCGAGAATCTTGTCGAGGAGAGAAGCCTTTACTTCTGTTTTCTTCTCCATTGCTTTTGGATTTTGTTGTTTTGAATTAATAAAATTTTCTATGTTGCGTTTTGATGCGCTTGCGCTGAGTGCTGGAACGGTGCTGCTGATAAGACCTAGGCGCAAAGCCTCGCTGGTGTTGATGAAGATGTCCTTATCCATCAAGGCTTGAATCTCTTCCCGGTCGCACTCGCACCGCTCTACGTATGCGTCCACCATCTTATCCTGCCACATCTGCATTTCCTCGCCCAGGTTCTTCAAGTCCTTTGCGTTCAGCTGGTCGCCCAACCCCCAGCCAGGAACCCACGGATTATGCAGCAGGAAGGCAGCGTTCTCGTATGCCTTGCGGCTCTCCTTTGGTGCTGCGAGCATGATGATTGTTGCCATGGATGCCGCCTTGCCCTCAACGGTGCAGGAAATCTTCTTACCGCTCTGCCGCAGTCGGTCATAAATCGCCCAACCTTCGACCACAGAGCCGCCATTGCAGAAGATGCGCATATCGATGGTATCATCGTCTTTCGGTATGCTTGCCGCAAAAGCATCTATGTCTTGAAAACATACGCAATCACCTCCAAACCATTGATACCAGAACTTGTTGTCTTGGCTGTCGATGTCGTTGTATATTCTGAGTTTTGCCATTGAATCGTGATTTTTTAAGTTTTAAAACGCTGCAAAGATACGATATTTTTCAATATGTTTATCTCGTAAGCAGTTAATTTTTCTAAATAAGCCGAATTTTTGCGTTCTAAGCGGTTTTTATTGCCTTGTGTGTGTAACTTTACCACCTTTAAGCGAAAACCGCTTAGAACGCGAATCTTGAAGAAATAACTACCCTTTAAATCCTGCCGATATTCTCTATCGTCTGCACTCTCCGCTGGGTGCGGTTTATTTCTTCCACGCTCACTACTGGCTGTGGAGCCATCTGATACCCTCTAGCTACAGCTGCCGCCAGCATATCCATGCCGATGTTGCTGCCTCCGTTGTTTGTTACGATAGGAACACCACCGCCTAGCTGGTTGAATGCGGATAATATCGGACTGAACATTGAAGTAGCCTTGGCGGTCATTACGCTCTCGCCATTACTAAGCCTTGCCGGGATGCTGTCGCTGGTTCCAGTTCCAGAGCCTTGGACGTAGCCACCAGTGGAGAATCCCTTGACTGCTGCCTTGGCTGCTGCAAACGCTGCCTTGATTAAAGCAAGTTTGGCTGCTGCACTTGCAACTCCTGCCCATCCACCATGAAGAATGCTATCTGCAAGAATAGCTGCATAAGTCGCAGTTATTTGCTTCTCTATCGCATCTAGGTAGGTCGTCAGCATGGTTTTGAGGAAATTATGGAAAGTCAGATCCTGGCTCTCGAAAAACGAAGATAAACCATCACCGATTGCCCCGATATAATCGGCTATCATTTGGTTCTGTTCTTGAAGTTTCTGTTGCTTGTTCTTGTTTTCGTCAGCTTGCAACTGCAAAGTCGTATCGTGTAGTTCCTGCTGTAGCTGCTTCTGCGCTTCAACATTCTCTTGTGTCGTTGCTAGCTTCTGCTCCAGGAAAGCCTTGTATCTCTCCAGCTTGGCTGTATCGTCTTCCTCTCCAGTGCCACCGTTCATGATGTCCGCATCCTTGCGTGCCTTCTCTGCATCCTCGAACTCCTTGTTGAGTTCGTCCACAATCTCCTTGGCTTGGTTCTTCAAGTCCGCTTTCGCCTTAATCATGATGTCGAGAAGTTTTGCCTGCATTTCCTGCGCCTTTTCCGCTCCGATTTGCCCTGCCGCCACGTATGCGTCAATGCTCCTCGCTACCATGTTCTTCTCAAGCTGTTCGAGGTCGTTGCTGTAATCTCGCTCGTTGTCGTACATGCCTGCGAGGTATCGCTTCTTTGCGTCCATTACCTGCTCGTTGTACTTGTACTGTATAAGCGCAATCGCTTCCTGCAATTCCTTTTCCTGCTTCTTCCTGCGCTCGGCTTCCTCCTTTGCCGCCTTGTCTGCTGCTGCCTTCTCCTTCTTGGTCTTAGGGGTAGTGCTGGCGATATTAGTGCCGTCCTTGAGCTTTGTATTGTCAGTTGTGGCGGTCACAATGGATGGAGCATCTGCGCTGACTGGTATCTTGATTTTAGCATGGCTAAAAGTATTCTTCATGCCACCCACGATAGCATCTGCCATTCCGCTGCCGAATTTCTTCAAGTCTCCCCAAGCCTCCATAACGGTATTGCCAAGACCCGAAAAGATGGAGTAGAAGCCGTCTCGCATCTTCTTCACGTCAAAGGAGAAAAAGCCCTCAAACATCTGCAACAGTCCCCTCACTGGTCTTGCAACAAGCTTAATGGCATCTATGATGATGTTGAAGGAAACCAAGGCAACCTGCCCGACAGACTTAAACGCAAAGCCTATCAACTGAATCAATCCCCTAAATGCCACGCTTTGGTTATAAAGGTTGATGATTGCCCTCAATAGTTTCGTTAGATGGTTGCTCACGAATGTTGCCGCCTGAGCCTTCATCATTTCAAAGCCGCCACCAGTAACGTCAAAGAGTGCACTTGCGGTATCCTTCAAACGCTTGCTGGCTTCCACCTGCTTTTCCTGAGCCTTGGCAACATCACTGGATTGTTCCTTGACCTTATCCATGTTCATCTCAATGTCTCCGAGGGTCTCGATGTACTTTAGACCTGCATCCTCGCCAGGACCTCCAAATATATCTGCGATGGCTTTTCCTACCTTGGCTGAAGAAGCAGGGTACTCCTTTAGCTTGTTTCCGACCTCCTGCATGATGTCAAATGTGGTCTTGCTACCGTTTTGCAGTTCTTTCTGAACTTTCTTGCTTGATATACCTATGCCATCCAATGCGGCTGCTGTTGCGGTAGTCATCTCTCGAAGTCTAAGATTACCCTCCTTGATGGTGTCAAGACCCTTATCAGAGAATATTCCCTGCTTGGTGGCGTTGGTTGAAATTGCCACGAATTGCTCCGCATTCAATCCAGCCTCCTTCAGGTACGTTGGGTATTCCTTCACGTTCTCTAGGAACTCATCACTAGCATTCGCACCAGCCACAAAGCCATCTTGCAAGAGCTTTAGCGATTCTGATACACTGATGCCAAACTGCTTGCTCATTACATTTGCGGATTGCAAGGTTTCGCCAAAATCCACGCCAAACGTCTCGCTGATTGCCAAGACTTGATTTCTCACTGATTTCATTTCGTCACCGAAAAGCCCAGTGAACTGCATGGTCTTTCGTGTGGCTTCCTCTATTCCCTTGTTGTAGTCATAGAACCATTTGAAAGCCATTCCGACACCAGCCACACCTGCCATGGCGAGGAAATAAGGGTTTGTCAATAAGGAAAGAGCCGTATTTTTCAACGCACCAAACTTTACCCTTAGGTCTTCTACAGACTTTCCCATTTCCATAACCTTTCCGATTCCAGTATCATCAACAACATCAAAACCGAAAAACTCGGTATTCTGTAGGTCGTCAGCCGCCTTCATCATTGAATCGTAATAGCTGCCGACACTGCGCTGAAATCTTCCAGTAGCCTCCTCAGCCTCTTTCAGCTCCTCTATCAAGTCTTGAATATGCTCCTGCATCTCCTGACCCTTGGAACTATCACGCTCGGCACGGCTCATCTCATCGTAAGCCTTGGTGGCATTTGAAAGCTGGGCACGCAGCTGTTTCAAGCTGCCCTCCTGCTCGTTCTCTGTGCGCACGTTGTTCTGTATCTCCTTCTGCAGGGCACGCACGTTGTACTGATATTCCTTGATGGTTGCGTTGATGGCTTCCGTCTGCACCTTCATTTCGTTGGTCGTGATGGTCTTATCTTTTTCCTGCTGCTGCAAGTCCTTGATGCTTGCCTTCAGCTGGTCTATCTTTTCCTTGTATCTGATGATGCCATAGATTGCATCCTCGTACTTGACCTTGATGTCAAGAATCTGCTGTTTGTCTTCACTTACCATAGTTCGTTCTTTTTAGTTGTTCAACTCTATCATTGTAACCTCGCAATATCCGCTGTTTGTTGTCTTGATTTCGAGAACTGCGAAATACGCTCCATACTGGGCAAGGTACACTGGCTTCGTTTCATCAAAGTTCAGTATCTCCAAATCGGAAAGGTTGAACCGCTCCACAATGTGGTGTGGGTTCGCCACCGTCTTTCTCAGCTTCTCCAGCTTGTTGTCGAAGATGTCCTGAAGGTCGATGTTGAAAGCCAATTCCGCATAGCCGGCATCGTTCTTCGTCAGGTTCACTATTCGGTCTTTACATGCCTTGTATTTCGTTGCGACTTGGGTGGTGAGCGTTGTGTTGTTAAACGTGTATTGCTTGCTTTCCCATTCGTATATCGGTATGCGGTTTCCGTCCGTGGCTGCAAATGGTAGCGTACAGACGTCTTGCGTATACTCCAGCGTCTTGTTGTCTATAGTCATATCCGCATCGTGCTGCTGATATACGGTGTCGTCTTCCTTCCACTTGTAGATATTATGCTGGCAGTAGTCCTCTACGCTGAAATCGGTCTGCCTTGGATGGTTGCTGGCTTCGCTCGGGATGAGCTTCTTCGTCCAGTCCACCGCTTGTGCCTTGGCTTCCCAAAGGTTCACGATGTCGGCAAACGTAAGTGTTCCACCGATAAACCGCTGGCTTGGAAACGTTGATGTCAGAATGCAGATACACTTCAAGAAATCAGTTACCTTGATGTCGGGCAGGTTCTTACCGATAGGGAAATTACCACCGTATGGTACTTCATCGCTCTGCTTGATGCTGGCAGTCAACCGTCCATTGTAACACCTCAATCCAATTAATGCCTGATTTTTCGGGTGCTTCATTTCAAAGGTTACGATGTCGCCCTCTTCCAAGTCTATCTCCCCTCGTCCTGCTACAAGGTGTATAAATCTGCCGTTTACCTTATCCGATTCATAATCGGTCACATATTTTCTAGAAGTTTCATCCTGCTGCAACCCTGCAATATATGGAGTTTCCGTCCAAGTTCCGTCATTATTTCGATGTTTAACCTTCATCTCGATGTAATTCGGTGGATATGAGTAGAATGCCTGCGACTCAGTACTTCCCTCTCCAAAACTCCATGATTTGTGTCCGCTAGGACTTACTTTCGATGCGTCCCACGACCAGTTCATCTGAACATCAAAAATCATCTTGCAGGCAATCTTAACATTCAGCTGGCTGTATCTGTGCCCAATATCCAGCCCATCGAATACCTCCGATAGGCTTGTTGGTTGGAAGTCGAGAATACCGAGACTATCTGTTTGGAAAAAAGTGCCCTCCAAGCTGCCTACAACCGTCTGCGCATCTGCCTTCCTTGTAATCAACGGTACAGTAAGTCCCTTTATGATTTCTTTCGCTTGATTGCTCCAGCCGAATGCCACACCAGTCTGTGCCGTAATCAGGTCTAGGATATACTTTGCCGTGACGCTTGGCTGGATTGTTCCATTGCTCCAGGAACTACCAGAAGAGCCACCTCCACCAAAAGAGCCGCTTCTATCAAACGTACCACTTCTCTCTCTCGCATTGCTCTCAGTCTCGCTTTTACTCTTAACGAGAATGGTCGTGCCAGTGCTGTAAGCCTTGATTGCGTTGACGATAAGCCATTCCGCTGTGGCTGGTGCTTGCAGGTCTACATCGATAGGCATGCTCTCGCTCGTATATTTAACGCTGTACGCTCCGCCTGCCTGCACTTGGGACAACTTACCGTCCGAGAGATAATAAGCCGCCACAGCCGTGCTTATCGCCATACTTATCATCTTATCTACCGAAGGCTTGATGTATACTAGGAGACCGGAAGGCTTGCTCTTTACAACATTAATTTCTGTTTCTCCGGCTGCAACATCATGCGTTCCCCATGGTGTTGTCTCTCCGGCCATCGTATCAAGTGCTCCGTATTCGACAGAGCCAGCCTTCTCTGCCCGAACCCTGATGGATATTGTCTCCATGGCAACGCTCGTTTCGAGATTGGCGATGCACGCTCCTGCACTCACGAACATTCCGAGAATAGGATCTGGAGCCGGCAATACCGGATAAGTTTCTTTTTCTGTCTTTCCGGCATCATCGGCAAGGCTAATAACGTTCTTGTTGGTGTCGAGTATTGCCCATGTCCTGAATTGTCCCTTTCCTAAAACCTTTCTGATGGTGGCTCTCATTCCTGCCTCGAAAGGTATGATTGCACACTGGTATGTCTCATCGGTCAAAACCTCGCCCGATACATACTTTCCGACCTCTGTTCCAGTTCTTATCTTACCTTCAACGAGTGAATATGTCGTGTCGCTGTTCCCTCCTTCGGTGCGGTCATATCCATACCATTCATCGCTTGAAGTCTTAGCCACTGCCGTTTCGTATCTTCCATAGAATACTCCATCCGCTATTGCCTTCTCGTAGGTGTCGTAGCTGTTGTTCTTGGTGAACCGCAGATACTTCGTGCAATTCAACTCGTTCAGCTTTAGGTCAGACGATTGCAGCGTTGCCAATGCTTGGAACAATCCCCAATATATCGAAATTTCGATGGTTTCCTTAACGCTCAGAACGCTTGCCCTTCCGCTGTGGATAATCTCCAAGCCGTTTCTAAAATAACGTGCTGTGTGGAAAATATAGGGGTATTTGCTGCTGGTGCTCGGTTTTCCTGCAAACTCAAGCACAGCCATATTGTGCGCTGTCTTGGGAAGGTTGATGGTGTATGTCGTGTTGGCGGTCATTTTCGTGATGTCACGGAAAAGATTGCTCTTGATGTCGAGCGTGATTGCCGAATCCTCGCTCATATCCATCAAGATGCCATCGATGTATAGTTGCTGGTCTGTCATAGCTGCTGAATCTGTGTATTGTTAATAACTAGGTTGCAGACGAAATCCTGCAACTCTGCTTTTGTCTTGGTGTAGGTTCCTGCCTTGATTGTCACACTTTGCCACTTGTCGCCACCGAGGTACATATCCACGACCGGGCTGCTGGCTAGGTCTTGAAGGAAATCGAACGTCTCGCTGTCTACCAATGGTGCGCAAAGTGGTATTGTGTCCTCTCTGCCGTAGCCCTGCCTTCTGCCGTTCGCTCCGAGGTAGCCGAATATTGTGTCGTCATACTCTCCGAGGTTGTTGCGTACAAAGCTGGTGTCGCTGCTTATCGCCCTGCTCTCATCGCCTTGCGTGAATAGCCAGTAGCGATAGAAGCCGTGTCGGTCAACCCAACGCAAATAGATGCCCTTCTCCGTGTTGTCGGTCTTGATGGCTGCCAGTTCCGTATACTTGTCGCTGGTCTTTAGATAGAACGTGAAATCGAAGGTCGTATCGAAAGTCGCCTGCTGTATCTTTCCGTCAAAGTCCTTGATTGAGTAGGATTTCGCTCCTGCCTTTAGAACCTTGCTGGTAATCTCGAAAATACCCTGCTCTGCGATGTCTAGGTACTTATTCGTAACCCTTCCGTCCGCATACACAAGAAGGCTGGTTTCCTCGCTGATGTATAGCCCGAAGGAGAAGGGAAAGTTCGTGAACCATGTCAGCTTCTTGTTTGCGTTCCACGTCTCTCCTGCCCTCATCGCTCCCCAAACGTAGAAGGTCGTGTAGCTGAATGTCGCAAGGTCGCTCCCCTCGCTGTTCTTGACCTTTACGGAAACATCGAACACTGCCCCGAGGTTGCTCTTCTGGCTCTCCCTGCTGTAGTCGATGTTCCCGAAGCTGATGCCATCGAAGAGTGCCTGCACATATTCCCGGTAGTCCATGATGCAATTGTCTGCAAACGCTTCCACGCTGTACGTGTACGTCTTGGTCTCCCTGCTGATGGTTGCCTCGATGCTCGCAACACCCGAGCCGCTCGCCTTGATGATGCAAGGCAAGAATGCGAAGCCTACAGCGTCCGGGTATTGAATCGTGATATTGCTTGTTGTTGTCTGTCTCATACCGTCTCATTGTTTAGTTTTATACTTCCCACCGAAAGATGGATTAATGAAATAAGTCGCTGCCCGAGCCGCTTCATCGTGTCGGGAACGACGTTGCTGTATACGTCAGCCCTGCCGCCCATCCGGTGCAGTTTAGACCCCTTGCTGGCGATGGTGTGGGCGATGGCTCCTGCCATGCTCATGTCGCCACGCTCTTGTGGAGTATACTTGTGCTTCCGCTTGGTTTTGTAGGGGATAGGTCTGCCGTGCAGTCCCTTGTCCTTCATCCACTGCCGGATGATGCTACGGAAACCGTATGGTATCTTTCCTGCCCTTCGTCCGGTCTCAAGCACCCCGAATGGCTTGTGTCCCCAAAGGATGGTTTCGTCCTCGCTGGGCTGCTCTACCTTTAGGCTCGCTATGGTGCGCCCCGATGCGTTCTGTCCGTTGATACGAATGTGGTTGATGATAAGCTGCCGTGCTCTTTCAACCTCCTCACGCATGATGAGCGATGCCGCCTTGGGGTCGAATTGAATGCCTCCCTTGCTCATACCTCACACCCTCCTATGCTCTGTGTCAGCTGAAGGGAGTACATTACGCCCGACACAATCGTGCTCAGACGCTCGATGATGGTCTCGTAGTACTGCTGCCCTTCCAGTGGTTCGAACTGGTGCGACTGGTTGATGGCTCGTATCATCCTTGCCCCTGCCACCTTCATGCGGTCGATGCACTCTCCGTTGTCTTCTCCTTCCGCTGCCCTCGGTACGGTGTCGAGATAAGCCAGGGCAACGTTTACGGTGTCGTATACTCTGCCGTTTCGTATCTCTGTCGTGCCGCTGGCTGGGATGATGCAGACGATTGCCGGATAGTTCAGTTTCTCCAGCTTGGTGTCTGCTGTGTCCCAGTCCTCAAATAGGTAGGTGTAGTCTGGTAGCGTGTCTGCTGCCAGCTGCTTTAATGTTTCTCTTATTGTTGCCATAATTATCTAGATTTACGTTTCATTTCCTCTGCCTGCAACTTCTGCAGGTTTCGCTCGTACACGCTTCTCTTGTTGTCCATTTCCATGCACTTGTAGATGCGAAGCCATGGTGTTTTTAATACTTGGTCGTGGTCGCTGATGCCCATCCTCACTGCATACCAGTCCAACATGCCGAACAGACCAAAGCGCAGGGTATCTATGCCTGCCTCCTTCTCCAGTCTTGTTGGCTTCGCTGTGTCTGTGCTTTCGAATAGCTTGTTGATGCGCTCCACCTCTGATGTTACCCAACCGATGAGCATAACAACATCAACCGCCCTAGCCTGCTCCACTTCCTTGTGGCTCAGACCGAGGACGGTTGTCACTATCTGATACAGACTTTCTTCGCTGTCTGATAGCTGGGAAAGGTCTATTAGCTGCCCGATGGATAGCTGGTTGAGATTGTCGGGCACTTGCTTTCCTCCAACGAAAGCTGGTCGTGGCTGCTTGCCGATTTTATAGCTGGTGTGCCTAGCAACTGCCAGCCAGTACTTGAATGTAGTGTTATTATCCATACGCTTTATATTTTTGTCGTTATCTTTGTCTCAATACGTGCGCCCTAGCCGTTCCATGGCTTGCTACTGATAACTTCTTCAAGGCTACGTATCTTATTGCGTCTATGCCGTGGTTAAATGCGTCTATAGGCTGGTTCGTGGTCTCTCCATCCCTTGACTTCTTCCACTTGTATTGCTGCATGTTCCCGATGATGCCGTGGCTGCGTCTTGTTATGTTGATGCGGAAACGCTTCAAGATGTCGATTCCGTTGTTGATGCTGTCCGCTCCCTTGGTGCTGCCGATTATCCACAACCCTCGGTTGTGTATCTCCTGAATGCTCTTAGGCTCTGCCGAATCTGCAATGATAAGGTCTCGTTTCGTCCGTCCTTGTTCCTTGCATCGGCATGCGATGTCATCGTTCGTCATTCCAGGCTGGTAGATTTCTTCGTCCACCCATAACTCTCCGTGCGCCAATATAACGTGCTCCAGCGCAGTTGGGTCGTTGGTGAATCCGAAGTCCATACCCCTGCATTCCATCTTCCACTCCTCCCTTGGTGGCAGCTTGTCAACGATGCCCCAGTTGGTGAAGATAAGCCCGGTTATCTTTCCGGTCAATCCTCTTGCATAAACTCGCCACAGTTCGGGGTCGTCAATCTCTTCAATTTTCTTGTGCTCCTGCTCAGTCAGAAATCGGTTGTTGCGGTGGTCGCTCAGGATCAATCTGCAATCATCCCTGCCGATGATATTGTTGTGTACCCAGAACCTTGCACTTGGGTTGTAGTCGATGAACACCTGCTTTCGGGTTCGGATTGCTAGCTGCCAAAACACTTCGTAGGGCACACCGTTCGCCTCGTTAACAAACAGATAGTCTCGCTTACCGTTCTTTGCGTCCTGCGCATCTTGGTAACTCTTGAACTCGATGATTGAGCCGTTCTTTCCTCGGTAGCTGCTGTCGCTCTTGTTGTTCTTGAACCAGTCCAGCAACTCTGCCCTTGTGTGCAGGATAGTGTCGAGGTCTCGCATGGCTCCCACTTTCAAGTTCGGGAGGTCTTGACCGCACACCGTGATAATTGCCATGGGGTGTTCAAAAGAAAGCACTATAAGACGCTGCATGATGGTGTATGTCTTCCCCGAGGACGTGCCGCCCTGGTTCACAAGGAATCTCGGCTTCACGTCCGCATTCGGATCATACAGCTCACCAATAACATCAAATAGTGCCATTCTTTCAAACAATAAAAACTTAAAACAAAATTATGGTAAAATTATTCTTTATCCAATCCTTCACGCTCGATTACTTCCTGCTCGCTGGATGCGCACTGGTGTCCCGAGTTGATGTATCGTACCTCGATGCCGCCTTGGAAGCCTGCGTTCAGGTCGAGAACGACCTTATCAAGTCCCATCAGCTTGCAAATCTGCGTCTCTGCCTTGATGATGATGTCGAGGTAGCGTGGTTCTCCGAATCCTCGCTTCTCGGCATCGTACATTATCGCCTTGACGGTCTCGATTGAAACCTGCTTTCCTCGCTCATCTACGACTGGCAGTCCCTGCTGGGTCGCTGTCTTTTCGTGGTAGTCCTCTTTGGATTTCTCCCACGCTTCCCACGCTTCACGTATCACCAGCTTCAACCTTGCCACCTCGCTGGTTATTTTCTCGTCTGTGTCGGTCAGTCTCTCTTCCCTCCACTCCTTCAATAACCGCTGAATGTCGCAGTGCGCTTGATTATATTTCGGTCTGTCAAGCCGCTTGCGAACCTCTGCCGTGATTTCTCGCTCCGTCCACCCTCTGCGGTATAGGGGTGCGATAATCTGCAGGCGGTTCTCGATGTCGATTTTCTGCGCTCGATGTTTGTTATTATTCCCTTTCGGCATAGGCTTTAGAATTTAGCACCGTTGTAACGGTATATGATATTTCCGTTTACATCCTTACCATCTGGTACCATTGCGCCCTCGAATAGCTTGTATGGGGATTGGCCATTCTGCGGATTATTCCAAAGGTATCTCATGTACTCTGCCATGGTCATCCCCATAAACTTCGCACGCTTCTCGCTGCTGTTGCAGTTATAACCTTGCGCCCTACCCCAATCATACTGATGAAGTTCCTCGATGTCGTGACGCACCTCATTCCAAGATACGTGTCCGTTCTTCTTGGCTAGCTGCAAGGCTTCGCACCATTGCCCCTTAGAATAGTTCCAGTCAGATGGAAGACCACAACAAGAGCCGTTACAGCATAATTCCTTGAAGTGAGCGTCACTTACATAGAAACGCATTCCTATCTTCTCGGTCAAAGCCTTCATATTTCGCATGAAAGGCTCTTTTACCTTTCGGTTTAATCGAAGATAGCCTGTAGATACGGAATACTTCTTGTAGAACGCCATCACGTCAAAGCCACACAATTCATTTAGTTTTGGCATAAATGCCTTCAAGGTTGGCGACCGTTGCTCCACACAGAAGAACTCCGTACTCATTGCGCTTGCTCCTCTATTATGTGCCTCTTGTATCAAGTCGAGGTATGTAGGAGTGCTGACACCTATCACGAATGGGCGAAGACGTAACGTTGCGCCACCTGCATTTGCATTGGCGATACGCTCTATGGCTGCAAGCCGTTCTATCGGGCTATCTACGCCCCTCTCGATTACATGTGCCTTCTGTTGGTCTAGCGTGATAATAGAGAACTTGAAATTCCAGTTATTCTGACCTCGTATCAACTCCATGTATCGCTCATCCTTAGTAAACCATGTAGCCTTGGTGGAAAAGCAAAGCGGATAATCTATATCCTTGAAGAACCGAAGAAGTTCAAGCGTCTTGCCAAACTTACGCTCGAAGTTGTCAAACTGGTCACTCATTCCACCCCACTGCATGACCTTTCGGTCTTTAATGTATGTAGCGAACTGACCAGCGTATTTGTCAGGCTCAGTAAACATTTTTTTGATGTGCTCAACGTTTACTGGCTTCACATCCTTATGAAGGTACGCTTCCTTTGCGCCCCCAAGTGCCCTTTGGAACTGCGCAAAACAATATAGACATCCATACGCACAATTTGAGTACGTGTCAAATGTCATTGGCATGGAACAATCCGCAATCTCATTGCTCCATCTTGGTGACTGATAATATCCCATATTTATTATTTTTTTCCATTAAATACTCGCCCTTTTCGTTATAATCGCTCCGAATGTTCATAATTGCAAATTCAACAAATAATCACCACCTTTCATGCCTACCACATCAAAGCCCTTGCGACAATAGAACTCCGCTCCTTCCTTTGAGCGAGTTTCTATCAATTTATAGCCGCACTTCCTTGCTTCATCTATGGCAACAGAAAGCAATAATGAGCCAACACCCTTGCGCTGCCATTCCTTGACACAGGCAATCCCAATAATTCGAAAAGCCCATTTGTTCTTAACCGCAATCAGAAATGCCCCCCCATTAAACCATCTACAAAATAGCTTAGATGGTGAATGATGAAACACAAAGCGTGCATAGCTTACGTCTGCAAGCGTTTGCGACACGCCACTTCTCCTAGCTATGTCCTTTAGCCGCTCTTCATTCCATTCCGTGCGCATAATGTAGTTATTTTTGACGAATCTAGCATCTGTTGCGCTTTCATAAGCTAGGCTAACACTTACCTAGATACGCTTACGAAATGCGCTCTCTGACGCTTAAAATCAATTTTCACTTCCATTTTTGTCTTTCAACTCATCGACAGAGTATAAGACTTTATCAATAGAAGCAAGTCCAAGAAGTGCTGCAAGATAATCCCGTTCCTCTGACTTGAAGGTAATAATTATACGTTCCATAGCCGTTTTGTCATCGCCCTCTATCTTTGGCAAGTCATCTGGGGTTAGGTCTTTTCCCTGCAATTCAATTGGCAACTCGTCAGGAGTATCGCCCATGCTACTTTCCGTTTCATCAGGCTCTTGTTGGCTAGAGCCTCCACTTGTAGCATTACTAGTGCCGCCCCAACCTTGCAACTTCCAACTTTCGATGCCCCAATCTTTGAGCAAATCTGTATTCCAACCATTATTGAGCATATCGGTATCCCAGTCTCCAAAGCCCACGTTGTCCTTGATGATAAATTCTTTCTTTTGCGCTTCCGTGAGGTCTGATGCCTTGACGATCGTTGCAGTTGGCTGCTCCTTCCACTGGCTCCAGTAGTTGGCGATTGCCAGTTTCTCTGCATCGGTCAGACGCTGGTCTGTGTCGAGAACGTCCATGATGGCTTCCGGTGTCATGCTCACGATGTGGCAGAGTGCCCTCGTTCTCATATTGCCACCCAGTGCCTTGTAGGTCTCGTCTACGACTATCGGGCGAAGCTGGAGCATCTTAGGAAATACAAGGATGCTCTTTACCAGCTTTTGGAAATTCGCCTCAGTTATGGTTCTAGGGTTCTCCTCATTCTCCACAACCCTTGAAAGTGCAATTTCTTCTGTTTTCATATTCTTTTTGTTTTAAAGTTCGAAATACTGCTTATCTAATAAACACAGGCGCAAAGATACTACTTTTTTGCTTTAGTTGTTTGTTCTTTGCACACTTTTAACTTTTTCCAACACTTCGTTTTATCTTATCCGTCAAAGGCTCTGATGGTCTTCTGCAGGGTTGTCTGCGGTTTCTGCGGCTTCACTCTGACCGGGTATCCTGCACAGACCCATGCGAGAAGAAGTGCGTCTCTCTGGTCTTGGTTCATTCTCGGCAATTTATCTCCTGCGCTTACAAAATAAGCAAGTTCTTCTTGCGTGATTTTTCCGTCTTTACCCTTCCAGCACTTCTTTAGCGGCTTGACGATTTCGCAGGGGATATTGTAATGTTTACAGCACTCAACAATCAAGATTCCGGTCTGATGGTTCATTCCGGTAGAGCGTCCGATTGCTGCTGCCTTGACTGCTGTCATGAAACGATTAAGCACATGCCAGTTGCTCTTATTAAGCCAGCCGCCTTCAATAACGACCTTAATCTTTTTGCGACTCTCGTTCATTGCTCTGAGGTAATCTATCAAAGCTGGGAAGTTCATTTTATAGGCGAGAAACTTCTTGTCGTCAAAGACTGCTCCAACTCCGCTTTCCTGATTGTCGGGGTCGATTCCGATTATAACTGTTCCTTTTTCCATTTTTTCTTTAAAGTAATTATTTTGTTTGAATTTCACGCATAAGCGTTTATTTTGTTTTGCTGGTGTGGTTTATCAACCAACACCCTTTACGTGCGCATATACGTGCGCACATGCGTTATTATCCCTATCTTTCCCCTACCCCTTTCTTTCCCTTCTTTTTGGTTGCGATAGAGAAAGCTGGCAGGGATTCCGGAAGTTATCTGCGGGCAAAATAAGAATAACAATAAATTAACATGTTGCAGGGTTCTTCCTTCTTCCACCGCCAGCCGAATGAATAAAAGCATAATTTTCTAACGATTTCTTTTTCTTACTTCTTCATGTACCACCTCGCTTTCTTTGTTTGTTGTCAGACTTCGGGAGATACGTTTCCGGCTCTCATATCGTAATTTCAAGATGTTATAAGTTATTTGTTTTGATAGGAGAGCCTATCTCCTTCTGTCCTCGCTGGTTAAAAACTCTATTATTGAACTCACGACCGATTATTCTTTTTGTTCTCGAGCAGCCATGCCAGATGCGCTGCCTGCTGCGGATTCTTGAACATGGAAAGAGCCTTCTCTACGTCCGGCTTCTTCCTCTCACGCATCGCTCTGTCGGCTACCCGGTTCTTCGTACCGTAGTTCCGGTAGTGCTTACTCCAGTACTCCTTTTGGTACGCCCGGTATTTTTCCCGGTTTCTCTTTCGCCATTCCTTCGTGGCTCTGAGGATCTGTTCCCGATGTTCCTGGTAGTACGTTCTGTTCTTCTCCCTTGTTGCGAAATCGCTCATTGCATTCAAGTATTACCTGATGTTCTACATATTGCTTGCGTGCCGGGCAGTATATGCCATTTATGCAGTTTCGCCCGGCATCGCAAGCCTTGCATAATTCACTCGCCATACGTCCTAGAATGGTAAGTCTACGAAGTCGTAGTCAGTGAAGGCAAAATTCTCGTGACCCTCGTATGGGATGCATTGAGTGAAGTCTGCTGCCTTTCCGCTATGTAAAGGCAAGACGTTGTATCTAGATGCAAAATCCTCTCCACGGTCACGGACAAAGAACGCTGGAAGCCACTTGAATCCTTTTCCGCACCTTACCAGCACCTTGTCAAAGGTCTTGAAGGCTGGCTGCTCCTTCCCATTCTTCCAGATGTCGTAATGTTTGTTGAACAGTTCGACTTCGTTCTCTGTCGCTTCTCGAAGTTCCTTGTTAACGCTGATACGCAGGTCGAAGGTTTGGTCGGTCACGAACTTCTCGTTCTCGATTTCGTACTGGTTGCCGAATGTCAGCGTATCTTCGCTTTCGTTCTTGTCGATGAGTTCACCGATGATTGTCAGCTCTCCGTCCTCGTCTTCCTCTCTGAAAACGTAGAGTTTGCCGATTTCAAACGCTGGCTTCAAGTCCACAATCTGTTTCTTCTCACTATTCCAGCGTTTGCCTTTCTTTGCGAGAGCATCAAAGAGTTGCTGCTTCTCGGAGTCTGTTGCAAGGCGAAGTTCAATATCTCCATCATCTTCTCTGAATGGTTCTCCTAATAGAAGCTGTTCATTATTGCAAAAAACAGCATGAAATCCTATATACGTCTCTTGTCTCGATTGGAATATAGCAATATGTGTACATTTTCGTACCACAAGGGCTACTATATCCCCATCCTTGAACTCTGGCTGAGTCTTCTCAATCTCCAGAGTTTTACGGTTCAACTTGCCACCAAAAAATTTCTCAATAGTGTTGATGTAGGTCTGGGCTTCATCATCGCTAGCTTTCCTAAACGTAAAAGTTATCATTTCAGATACTTCTTTGTTATAATCTTCGAAACATTCTTTCCACAGATAATGCTTGCCTTTAAATCTTGTGTAGCGATTATCTTTAAACCCTTCAAAGATAACATGTATGTCGTCATCTCTATGAACAAGCACGTCTCCCCTCTTGAAAAACTTGCTCCAGTCTCTCAATTCTTTCGAAGGGAAGAGCAGAACTTCTCCTTCTTTAGAGACTTTTCCGTTCTTGTCAAAAAAGTGTTCTCTTCCATCTTTGTCCTCAGTCCAGATTGCTTTCGCACTGTCCTTGTCGTTTGCCATTCCACTATGCCACACCTTTCCGCATATTGGCGTGTACAACTCTGTACCGTACTCTTCATCTTTGAGTATATCATAAATATCGATTTCGTCCTGTTTCATAATCTTTTATTTTTATGTTTATAACTTTACGTGTCCGAGTTTCTTGTATAGTTCAACAAGTTCCTGGGTATTGAGCCAGAAGTCGGTGTTGCCAACGTATACGTGATGTCGGTGTTCATCTGTGATGATTTCAATTTTTTTCATTTCTTCTTACTTTTCTGAATGTGTCTGTAACTATCATCAAAGAATTATCTTCTTCGTTGTATACAAGGTCATTTGTGATATATCCCAAGTCATCAACAACATCTATATTACCAAACTGTTTCTTGTGAGTTTCAAGAAGTTTTATAAATGCTGATATTTTCATCCCTCCACCTCCTTTCCAAAAAGTTCCTGCTGTGGATGAATGATGTCTGCTCGCTTCTTCTTAGCCGCCCAGAGAAGGAGGTTGGTGTTCTTGGTTCCAGCATTCTTCTCGAGGTCTCTGATGATGCAGGTCAGGGCATCATGCTCCGCTTCCTTCTCATTACCGTAGAAGATGCTGAGAGTGTCGTATCTGCTCGGGTAGGCTACCGGGCTGTCGTACCCATGCTTCCCTTTTTGAATGCTGTAGCCCCATATCCAGCCGAACTGTGTATTGGCGGTCATTACCTTCCATCCCCAGTTGTCTGCACCCTCTACGGAGTGCTCGATTACGTGCGGATTGATGCACTCATCCTTGATATTGAACTGGAAGCCTTCGTGCTCTGCGACCGGCTTTTTGATGTCGTAGCTGTTATCGGTCAGCCATTTGCACCAATCGTTCGATGTCTTGAATACGAGCCCTGCGGCTCTGCATTCGTGGAAAAATAACTCATTCATGGTCTTTAATCTCTTTAAAGTGAATATCGCTACATCTTGCACAAGGGCAAAATTCTGTCAACCCTTTAGTATCAAGAGCACATATATCGCAAGTATTCTGCTGTTCAGGTACATCATCATCCAACACTACTTTCAATAATCTACCGTTAACGTTCAGCAATGTACCTGCCTCGAAATCCTTTGCTATTTCATACGGTTCATTAATTACAATTACTTCTTTTGCCATAATTCTTTTGTTTTAAGTGTTTAAAATCTGTTTGCCTTATAATTTACCGCCAGAAGCGTGAAAATGTCCCAGAGCGGCTGATTTTACCCTCATCCGTTATTTTTCGGGCTTCCAGTCGATACCCAGCCGCTGCAGAACTCCCTTCTCGTAGTATCTTGTCAGCGAATCCTTGGCAGGCTTGTTGTTCGGGTTCTTCTTCAAGTCTGCAAGGTTCTGCTGGATTACCCATCTGAACTTGCTGTCTTGGCTCTGCTGGCTCGCTGGCTTCTGGTGCTTGGCTTGCTCGTAGAGTTCCCCGATGCTCGGTCTTGCCGTTGCCGCTGGATCCTGCGCCATGGCTGCTGCCGATTGCGGCTGCTGGCTTGCGGCTGGCTTGGTGTTGTCGTAGTTGCCCTCCAGCACCTTCGGGAAATACTTCCTTGTCATTACCCAGTCGTATGATGCCCAGGAATGCCCTGCGTTCAGATAGTCGCTGGCCATAGCCTTGTCGATGGCTAGGTAAATCTTGGAAATATCTCCCTTGCAGTCCTTGAGCCTTCCTCTGATTGCTTCCTTGCGGTTTTCCGTCATAAGCGTCAGCCTCCGCATTGCGCTGTTGGTCTTGTCGTGCTGCTCGTTCCAGTAGTCCTTGATGGCTGCGTAGTCGATTTCGCCTTTCTTGGATTTCTTTTTCTCAGAACTTTTTTGCGGTTCTTCTGCAGCGCAAACGTTTTTCTCTGAAAAACTTTGCATAGAAGCTTCTTTAGAAGGTTCTAATATATTTGTTTCTTTAGAAACATCATTATCATTATCATTATCATAAACATTATCATTTACATATTCATTATCATTATCATATAAGGTTTTTGAAAAAACCTCTTGGTTTTGTTTGGTTATTTCTGAAACCTCTTGGTTTTTATCTAAACCAATTGGTTTTTGTTTATCCTCTTGGTTTTTTCTTGGTCTGCCACCCTTTTTGCCATTGGCTCGCCATCGTTCTACCTTCTCTTCGTACTTGGCTTTATTCCGTTTCATATCGTCAACGATAAAACCGAAAGCCATACGCACGACTGGTTCGAGACTTATAGTCTCCCCATCCCTTGCGTAGAGAAATATCGCTCTCGTCAGTTGCCCGAGTTGTTCATCGGTCAGCCCCTCGATAAGAGCGTAGTATGATGTGTATAAGATAAATGAATCGTTCATGATGTTTTATTCTGATAATGATAATTTCTTTTCCAGCTTCCGTTTTAAGACTGTAGCCATACGGATTCTGTTCCGCTGGCTTGTGTCGGTCGGTGCTGTCACTTTCCCACCTAGGGAAATATAATTCTCCAGTTGGGAAATTATATTCCTTAGGTCGGTTTTTGATATAGAAACAGCCATAAGCCCTGCCTTTACTTAATTAGCAATCTTCGTGCTCCCTGCACCTGCTTGATGTACTTGGCGCACGCTTTAGGATGGTCTGCCTGAAAAGCCTTGGCATCGAACTTTTCGCTTGCCTTCGGTGCTTTCCACGTTGCCAGCGTTTTTCCGGAATCCGAAACGATGCTCTCTGCGTCCCCGAAGAACAGCTTCAAGTTGTCCTCAATCTCATCCTGCTCGGTCTCCAGTTTCTTGTTCTGAACCTTGAGTTCCTTGAGCCTAGCAATCTGTTCGAGTATCTCCTTCGTTGCAGTCACTTCCTTGCCAGCTACATGTAGAGGAGACTTCAGGAGAACGTCTTGTGCGCTGTATGCTGGCGGCTCTTGGTTGCCCACGATGTAGTCAAGCCAGAACTTGGTTATCTCGTCCCTCATCCATCCGAAGAACTCGGGGTCGAAATCGATGTCACGGTAGCCGAACTCCCTGCCTGCTGTCAGCCAGGCAAGTGCTCCGTCCTTGTATTCTCCCACTCCGAGGTTCATCTGAAGCTGGCAGAACCAATGTTTCGGAAGGTCGTCTGCATCTATCTGCATCTGCGTGGTCTTGCACTCGAGGATGCTCTTGCTCGCTTCGTTGCGTGTTGCCCCGGTTCTCCAGAAGGTGCGGTCTGGACTTACTCTCAGATACGGAGTATCGGTGTTCGTGATGGTGTAGTCGTCCGTGCTCGCCTTTATGATGTGGCAGTGGCTCTCTCGTTTAAAGAACTGCGCCACGGCATCCTCCAGCAGGTGTCCTGCAACCATCGCGAAGTTCTCAACCTTTGGTGGGTCGATGCCCTTCTTGCGTCTCCACAACTGGTATGGTGTTTCCCATGGGTTCAGTCCCAGTACTGTACCTGCCTCTGATGCACCTATTCCCTTCGAGCGGTTCTGCAACCACTCCTCTCTGCTTTTGTATTTTATTATCTGTTTCATTGTCTGAATGTTTTATTTATCAAAAAAGAATTTTCTAGCTGCTGTAATAACGATCGTGCGAATGAATTTATCCCTTTGCATTGCTTGAGCAATTCCATCTGCGAGGTAAGCGGTTTTACCGTGGTAAGCAATATGAAAATCGAATCCTTGGTTTCCGTCTTCATCTGCATCTCCAGTCGGCTCTATTGCAGCCTGCAGATAGCATCTTTCTTCTTCGGCTTCTTCTGCCCATGCCTTGAAACCATCTGCGGTTCTTCTAAAGTACTTGTCGATGGTGCTCTTGTGTTTCTGATTGCTTTCTTTTTCTGCCATAATTTTTTACTGAATGTTTAATAGTTGCCGCAGGCTCCCTATAATCTGGTCAGGTTCCCACCCTGAAGGTTGCCCTGCGGCTAATTGGGAAACGTTATAACATTATAAACTAAACTACTTCTTCGCTGCTGTGCCAGTCTTTCCTTGGCTGCGGCTCATTGCCTTCTCTGCCTTCTTCTGTGCGCTCTCGGCTGCTGCCTGCGCCTGCTGTGCGATGGCTTCCTGCTGCTTTGGCTTCTTGAAGGTCTCCTCCACTGTGGTCGTACCTTCCTTGATGGCGTTGTACACACCAGCCAGCTTCTGAATGTCCTCTGCCGTTACTTCCTCGGCTGATTTCTTGCCCAGGTATTCCAGCAGCATAAGGTCTGTTACCTGGTACACTTGGAAGCAGGCTACGCAGCTCTTCCACTGGCTCTGTACGCCAGTCTGCTTGATGTGCTCAAGTGCCTTTGCCTGCACTTCCTTCACCACGCTTGCAATCAATACCTGCGGCACGACCTTGCAGATTGCGTTACGCTGGGCAATCGCAACCGCTGCATTACCAACTACCACCTGCATATCCTGCGAGAAGGTGTATCCCTTCGAGGTCAGAATGCTGCGCTTCACTTCTACGGAGTAGGCAACGTTGCTCTCGAGGTCGTGACAGACGCCTTGTGCCGTAATGGTCTTGCCATCGTTTGCGATGATGCGACCTGCGATGCGAAGGTTCTTCCAGCATGCAGAAATAATTTCTGTAAATCTCACGCTAGGACCCTCAATAACCGACACCTGACCATCCTTGCCCTTGCGCTCTAGGTGGTAGAAGCAGTTGTATGCTACATCATCGTCCATCGCTGCCAATGCTACCATATTCTGCTTGCACTGCATGATGTCTCGAGGGAACTTGTGCGCTGTGGCAATCTGTCCGTCAATCTCCGAGCGGTTGATAGCTTCCAGCATTTCTCCACCGCTTACTTGAATAATTTCATTTTCCATAATTCGTTCTTTTTATTGTTCAACATAATCTTTTAATTAACTCTAGTGGAAGGCTGGGGATTCGAACCCCAGTTGATTGCTATTCCACCCTTGCCTGCTGCTGGTGGATGCCCTTCCGTTGCAGGGCGCACGCTGTCGTTTCCGCATATTGCATGGTAAAAACAACTAATTTTAGATAACCTTGAAAAATGAGTTTTGCGTGCGCCCTTTGCCCTGCCGCTGCAGGGAGCCATATAATTGTTTAATAATCGTAGTCAAACCAGTTGAGCCATAAGGCTGTCGAGCCTGCTTTCCTCGAAAGCGTCCATCGGGTCTTGGTCTGCGTATTGGCTATTCTCTTCCAGCCAGTCGTCCATCACGTCTTGATAGTTAACGCAGCCCTCGATAGCTTCCTCCAGCCGCTCGCTGTCGTTGTTGTTATTCTTGTGCGACACGACCGCCGTGTTCCCGGTTCTGTCGCACCAGACTGAAATGTCGCCTGCCTTGGTCTTGATGTCTACCCTTGCAACCGCTGGTCGCTGTGGATCACGGTCTATCTCCAGCCAGATGGCATCGTACATCTTCTTCCTGCAATCTTCGATAATTCTTGGTTTCATACTCTTACCGTCTATTTAAATAGTTGAAGAATGTCAGACGTGCGTCCGCAAGCGTCTGCTTGTTAAACTCGCTCATCGGGAGTACAGGTATTCCGTCCAGTGAAAGACAAAGCATGTTGTCGAACTCCCTTACCTGAATGCGTCTTTCCGCTTCCTTCATGGTTGCCAGTCGCTTGTTGTCCTTTCGCTCCTGCTCCCACTTGGCGGTAAGCTGCTTCGCTTTCTTGTATGCATGCATCATAGGGCAATCCTCCAGACTTTTTTAATCTCTTTGCCCTCGAAAACCTTTCGGTTGTCGATTCTGCGGAACTTGACCTTAATCTTACCAGCCTGCAACCATCTGCGCAGGGTGTTGCGATGGATGCCAAGCACCTTGCAGGTCTCTGTCATGGTGTATCTGCCTGCATCCGCTACCTTTGGTTCTTCGTTCGTCATATTAAGCCCTCCAAAAGATTAAAGTTACTAACATGATGGCAACTGCCAGGGATAATACTTCGTCACTTGTGATAATCTCGATAAACTTCTTCATACGCTCTGAATGTTTTAAATGGTTCTACTTGATTACTTGCGCACGGCTGCACGTCTCTTCTTTGGTGTTATCAATCCAGCCTTAATGAGGATAACACGCACGTTCTGCTGGGTGCAACCAACACGCTGTGATACTGCGAGCATTATTCTGCTGTCTGAGGTCTCGGCAGGTGCTTTTGCTCGGAAATCTGCAAACATCGCTATGATGTTCTTCTTTCGTTCGTCCTGCTGCTTCTGCAACGGTGTCCGAAAATCATAATTAAAATTTTCTCCCATTTTCCTTTGTATTTTAAATTATTTTGTTTATCTTTGCCAAAGAGTTTTTAAACTCGTTATGTAATTCGGTTGCAAAAATACAAAAACATTTTGTAATATACAAAGATATACATAATGTTTTAATGTATTTTTAATGTTGTTTACAATTATTTAAAACATAGTTATGTATGACTACAAAAGAATACAATAATACGGAAATAGCAAAGCGAGTTGAACTTCTTCGCAAAAGAAGTGGAATGTCCATCAATAAAATGGCGACAATGGCTGGTATTGACACAGGAAATCTATCTCGCTCCATAAATGGAAAAGCAAGTTTTTCCGACCGTGTAATTTACAAAATCGCCAGTGCACTGCACGTCTCGGTTGACTGGCTGGAAAAAGGTATCGAACCGATGTTCTCTCCAACGGTTGCAAGTCCATCCGAAGTTGGTGCAGGAATTATCGGCTCGAACATTGATGCTTCGAATAGTAAAGGGTTCACGCAGACTATCAGCCCAACCGATGCCTTGGCTAGGGAGTTAGAACTGCTTAGAAAGATGGTTTCAGATAAGGACGAGGAAATCAAGTTCCTTCGTGCGCAATTATCAACAAAAATAAGTGGTAGCGTATGACTGGTTTAGAGCTAAGAAGGTATGTTGAATACTCTGGGCTTACAATGAGCGATGTAGCTAGAGAACTGGGTACTACACCACAGAATGTGCAGGCTCGTCTTGGACGCAAAACTATAAAAATTGATTTTATCCAAAAGATAAAGGAAATCATCGACAGATGTGCCCCTCCTCTCCCTGCTGAGATGGAAGCGGCTGTTACCGGTTCAAACGTCAATGGTTCGAACAGTTCCAACGTTTCCCAGCCAATAGGTAGCGATGCTGCCTTGGCTGCTGAAAACAAACTGCTGCGAGAACAGAATGAGTTCCTGCAAAGTCAAGTAAAAACGCTGCTTGCCATTGTGGGACAGAAATAATTTAGTAACTTTGCAAAATGAAAAAGAATGGTTAGTCAGAAAACAACAGATGATAGGGAGACGGACAGAAGAAAACTCTTGGCTGGGTATCTGTACGACTGCTCGAAAATGATGTACGGAAGCGTTGCTGTCGGTGGTCTGTCTCCTCTACTAACTGGTGACCCATTGCAGGCGGTTCATCAAGTCTGCTTGGTGTCGGGTGTGGCTTGTGGCGCATCACTTGCGTACCTTGCAAATTATATAATGAAATTTAAAAAATAAAGATTATGGATGCATTCTTGTTATTTAACGTGATGGCATTGGGAATGACCATTGCATTCGGCATTTTCTTGAAATCAAAGAAAGGTCAGAAGTGGTTGCGTGAACTTTAGTTCTCGCTCCAGGTACAATATCAACTAAAATTCTAAGTAACGATGAAAGATGAGGATTTCATAGAGCGGAAGGAGAAGGTTCTTCTTGCCGCTCTCGGTAAAAGCTGGCTATGGAAAGCCAGCAGGTTGATAATAGGCATCATCCCTCCAGTGGGTGCGTTTGTGATGCTGGTGCACTGCACCCTGCTCTCGTTCGGCATTCGGGTAAAACTCACGGAGTGGATATTCGACTGCTCGCTCTTCGGCTTCATCGCCTGGATCATCGTCAGTCTAGCCTATGGGTTCTGCTGGGTGCATCGGGCGTTCTCTACCTACAGAGTGCTGATTTCGTTCTGCATCGACTTCCAGCGTTCCTTCGGGTTCGGTGTCTTGTGCCATCCGCTCTATCTGCTGATGGTCGCCCTAGGGCTGCTTCTCTTCTTCATCTTCATCAAGAAAAAGGCTTGGAATGAGTTCTACGAAAGAAATATTAATCATTTAAATAAATAGCGTATGGGAAGTTTCATTAATGGACTGGCAAAGGGTTTCGTTCGCTCTGCTGTCAATCAGGTAGGAAGGGATGCTGGTCGTGTTGTCAGCAATAATATCTATGGCGATGCTCACTCTATACCGCACCGGAATGTTTCTGCTGGTCGTGCTGGTCGTGTTTCCAGCGTTGGAAAGGTAGAGGATGAAGGAATCCAGCCGATAGTCCCTTCTGTTGGTGCTGCTTGGTTTTGGGGTTTTGTTGGTTTCATGTTTAGTATCATCGGTGGAGTTGTCCTGCTGATTGTTGGCTACAGGAAGCTGAAAAATAAACATACCGCCTATGGCTGGCAGTATACATCGCAGGCGGTCTATGTCGCTGATGGTCGCTACAAGAGAGGGGAACGATACGATGGGCATCAATTGACTAGGCGCAAGGTTGAGGTTGAAGCTGATGATTACATAATAGCAAGAAACGAGAAGATAGCAAAGATTTATCTATACTTTGGCTTTGCTGCTGTTCTCGGATATATCCTTGTAATGTTAGTTATGCCGAATGTGCCGAATTGATAACCTTCTCGCCTACGAGGAATACCTGCCAGTGCTCACCTCTTCCGAGGTGGATGGGCTGCTGGCTTCTCGCCCAACGCTGGCTCAGTTGCAGGACTGGTCGCAAAGATTGAATAATCACCGGGCAAGGCTGGAAAGCGTTTTCAGTCGTGCCTATCAAAAACAGAAAGATTATGGAAGATAAAAATCTGATGTCCGCTGATGTGGATATAGTAGTTCGTTTCTTCTCTGCCATCGACCGCCTGAAGGCTGATGGTTGCATTGGCGGTCTGAAGACAATAACCGACCGGTATGGTATCAACCGCTGGAACATCATGTCCCTGCGTGAAAAGCCTACCGAGTACTACGGTCGCTTTCGTCCGTCTTGGGTTCAGTTCCTAGTCCGTGACTACCACATCAACCCATACTGGCTACTCCTTGGCTCTGGGGAGTTCTATGCGACTGGCTTCACGCCCGAAATCGTGAAAAACCTGAATAAAAACTGCACAAGAAAAAAGCAGTCTGCATAA